GCGGCACTGTCCTGGTCCAGGGCATGTCCGGCACCGACCGCGACCGCTTCGAGTCGGCCATGCTGAATGACAGCATGGACGGGATCGCGAAGGACCGCGCCATGGAGATGTACCGCGCCCGCCTGGCCGCCGCGTGCATCGTGGACGAGTCCGGTAAGCGGCTCTTCCAGGGCGCTGCGATCAAGCGTCTGGGCGAGAAGTCGGCCCAGGCCCTGTCCCGTGTCGTGGAGGTCGCCTCCCGCCTGTCGGGTCTGACGGACTCCGACGTCCAGGAGCTGACGGGAAACTGACGTCCCGCCCTGAGCGGCTCTTCTACTTCCGCCTGGCCGGGCATCTTGGCATGACGGTCCGGGAACTCCTCGCGCGCACCACGTCCCGTGAACTCACGGAGTGGCAGGCGTACGAGAGGGTCTCGGGCCCGCTGGATGCCCGGCTTCGGACCGACATTGCGGCTTCGATCCTCGCTGCGACGGTGGCGAACTCCGCTGGCGGGAAAAAGCGGGCGAAGCCTGCCGACTTCATGCCTGTCTGGTTCAAACGGAAGAGGACGCCTGAAGAGATCTGGCAACAGGTCATGAAGGCGAACGCTGCCCTGGGCGGGACCGTCGCTTCCCCCGAGTAGGAAGGGGGTGCCCAGTGGCAACGCTGGCATCTCTAACGGTGCGGCTGGGCATCGACACGAACCCCCTGGCTACGGGCGCCCGCCGCGCCATGGCCTCCGTCCGTTCGCTGGCGTCCACCATGGGAACGACGCTGGCCAACGGTGCCCGTGCGGGTGCGGCTGGCGCAGGCAAGGCACTGGGCCTGTTGCCCGGCATGATGAAGGCGGTGTCCATCGGGGCCGTGGGTGCCGCTGGCGCCCTGGCTGCGGTGCCCCTGGCCATCGTCGGCCTGGGTGTGATGGCAGCGGCCCAGACGGACCAGGTGAAGACGGCGTTCACCGGCCTGAAGGAACACGTCACGACTCAGATGCAGTCGCTTGCCCAGCCCATGGTCAAGCCGCTGGCTGACGCTGCGGGCCAGATGAAGGGCATCTTCGACAGCATCGCGCCCCAGCTCGGGAAGATGTTCCAGGCCGCCGCACCCATGATTCAGCCCCTGGTGGCTGGCATCGGGGACCTGGTCAAGGGCCTGGTATCCGGCATGGTCCCGATCATGGAGAAGGCCCAGCCTCTGGTAGAGACCCTGGCCCAGGGTTTCGGTCAGGTCGGTGACGCCCTGGGCGGCTTCCTGGAGGGTCTGTCCGGCGGCATGGGCGGCGCGTCGGATCTCTTCGCTGGCCTGTTTGATGCGGTCGGCGCGCTCCTCCCCACGCTGGGCCAACTGATGGGCGAATGCCTGAAGATCGCTGGCCCTGTCCTGGGCAAGTTGATGTCCGGCCTGGGTCCCGTCATCGAGCAACTGGGCGCCGCCCTGATGCCCGTGATTGAAGCGCTGGGCCCGGTCATGGATGCCCTGGTTGACGCCGTCCTGGCGCTCCTCCAGGCGTTCCTCCCGATCCTGCCCGTCATCTCCTCACTGGTGGTGGCGCTCCTCCCGGCCCTGGTCCCGATCATCCAGGCCCTGGTCCCCGTCTTCGGCGCCCTGGGCGAGATCATCGCGGCCCTGATGCCGATCCTGATTCCTCTGATTGCCATCGTCGCGAAGCTGGCCGCCATCCTGGGCCAGTACCTGGTGATGCTGATCAATACGGTTGTGCTTCCGGCGATCAAGGCCATTGCGGCGATCCTGCGGGGCGACTTCGGTCAAGCCTGGGAGTACGCGAAGCAGGCCCTGTCCGGCGCGATCAAGTTCATCATCTCCCTGGTGACGAAGCTGCCCCAGCAGATCTGGGCCGCGATCAAGCCGCTGGTTCAGAAGGTCTGGTCCGTCATGAAGGAGGCTGGCTCGAAGGCCGTCTCCGCTGTGACGGAGTGGATTGGCAACGTCGTGAAGTGGGTCAAGTCCCTTCCGGGCAAGGCGAAGTCAGCCCTGGGGAACATCGGCTCCACGCTCCTGGACGCCGGTAAGAAGCTGATCATGGGCTTCATCAACGGCATCAAGAACATGTTCGGCAACGTGAAGTCCACCCTGGGCTCCCTGACGTCCAAGCTGACGTCCTGGAAGGGCCCGGAGCGGCTGGATAAGAAGATCCTGACGCCCGCTGGCCGCATGGTCATCCAGGGCTTTCAGAAGGGCATCGGCGCCCAGGCTCCGTACTTGCGCAAGCAACTGAACGGCCTGACGTCGGACCTTCCCGGGATGACTGCGGACATCACGCCGAAGGGCGTCATCAACGCGTCCACGCGCAACGAACAGAAGGTTGTCTTCGACGTCACTGGGGCGGACGAAGACATGAAGCGGCTCATCCGCCGCATCGTCAAGACCCAGGGTCGCGGCAACGTCCAGACGGCCTTCGGGACCTACTGAGAAAGGAGGGGGCCGTGGCCTTCCCTCTCGACATCCGCACGGAGCTTCACCTGGCTGGAGCCTGGACCGACATCTCCCCTGACGTCTACGTCCGGGACCAGAAGGTCATCTCTCGCGGACGCCGGGACCAGGGCGCCGCCACGGACCCCTCCTCTCTCTCCCTGACTCTGAACAACCGGGGAGGCAAGTACGCCCCGCGCAATGCCATGTCGCCGCTGTACGGCCTGATTGGGCGTAACACGCGCGTGCGTGTGAGCGTGCCTGGCCTCTCCTCCTCGTACCTCCAGATGGAGGCTGACGGCGCCCAGACGGTGTCCACGCCGGACGCTGCCCCTCTCGACATCACGGGGGACCTGGACGTCCGGGCGGAGCTGTCCGCGAACTGGTACGGGCCTGACAACCAGACCGTCATCGGCAAGTGGGACGCTGCGACGAACCAGCGGTCCTACCTCCTCCGCATTGAGAACGGCGCCCTGTACTTCCATGTGTCCGGCGACGGCGGGGCGGCTAACGCGTGGTGGTTTGGTCGGACGCTCCCGCGCCTGCCCCAGCGTGCCGCCCTGCGGGCCACGTACAGGGCCGCCTCCAGGACGATGGAACTCTTCTGGGCGGAGTCCCTGGCCGGTCCCTGGACGTCCATCCGTGGCCCGTACGTCCTGGGCGCCACGGCCCCTACGGTCCTCTTCAACTCTTCGGCGCCGCTGGCTGTCGGCCTGGTGGACGCGTCGGCCAACCCGAAGTTCCCGCGCATGCCGTTCTCCGGCCGTGGCTACCGCTTCGAAGTGCGCTCCGGCATTGACGGCACGATCGTGGCGGCCCCTGACTTCACGGCCCTGGCGCCTGGCACGAAGGCGTTCACGGACTCCGCTGGTCGGCCCTGGACGCTGGCTGGCGGGACGGAGGTCCGGGACCGGGAGGACCGCTTCCTGGGTGAGATCTCCTCCTGGCCCACGGAGTGGTCCCTGGACGGCTCCGACGTGTGGACCCCCATTCAGGCGTCCGGCATCCTGCGCCGCCTGGGCCAGGGACAGAAGCCGCTCGATTCGACGCTCCGGCGCCGCATCCCGTCCGGCAACCCGGTGGCCTACTGGCCGATGGAGGACGACGGTACGACCACGCGCGCGTACTCCCCGCTGCCTGGCGTGGAGCCTGCCTCTGTGACCGGCCTGGAGTTCGCCTCCGCGTCGGACCTGGTGTCATCGGCCCCGCTCCCGAAGCTGACGGCTGACGCGTCGCTGGCGGCCCCCATTCCGTCCACGATGCCGTCCGGCGCCTACCAGGTGGAATTCCTGTACAACGCTGACGACAAGCCGCCCACGGACGACTACCCGGAGGTCATGTCTTTCTCTTCCCCGAACGGCACGGTTCGCCGCTGGTCCCTGGCGCTGAAGAAGGGCGTTGCGTGGATCCGTGGCTACGGCTCCGGCACGGACTACGTGGTGAACCAGGCCGTGGGTATCGGGGACGACGTCTTCCATGGCTGGGTGCGGTTCCGCCTCTGGGTCCGTGACTCGGAGACGACGCCGGGCACGGTGGAGTGGCGCGCGAACTGGCAGGACGTTGGCGGTGACGCTGGCGGCTACGGCTCCTCCTACACGGGCACGGCTGGCCGTCTGTCGTATCTCACTGCGAAGTGGGGGCCACTGACGGAGGGCTGGGGCATCGGCCATCTGATGGTTCTGGCGACGGCGAGTGACACGCTTCTGAACGGGTCTGACGACGCGTTCCATGGCGAAACGGCCTGGGAGCGTCTGCGCCGCCTGGCCTACGAAGAGAAGATTCCCCTTGCCCGCATCCCGGGTGAGCTGGAGCCGGAGCGTGTCGGCTACCAGCGTCAGGACACGATCCTGAATCTCCTGGACGACGCTGCCACGGCTGACGGCGGCATGTTGCTGGAGGACCCGCGCAGGGTCGGCCTGGTCTACCGGGACCGCTCCTCCCTGTACACCCAGGAGCCGAAGCTGGTCCTGTCGTACACGGCGCCTGGCCTGGGTCCGGAGCTGAAGCCTGTCGACGATGACAGCTCAGTGCGGAACGACATCACGGTTACGCGTGACGGAGGCACGTCCGGGCGGGCGTTCCTGGAGGACGGCCCCCTGTCCATCCAGCCTCCGCCGTACGGCATCGGCAAGTACGACGAAGCGGTAACGCTGTCGCTCGCACACGACACCCAGCCGGAGCCTGTCGCGAACTGGCGGCTTCACCTGGGCACGCACGACGGCGCCCGGTACCCCACGGTGTCCGTGACGTTCCACAAGCCTGGCGCAGAGGTCCACATTCCTGCCGCGCTGGGCCTCCACGAAGGGGACCTGATCCGGCTTACCGACCTCCCGCCCTGGGTGGCTCACGGGGACGTGGACCTGATCGTGGAGGGCTGGACGGAGACCCTGGACCTGTACACGTGGTCCATTGACTTCAACTGTTCCCCGGGCGGCCCCTGGAACCTGGCCGTAGTGGAACATCCGACGTACGCGAAGGTGGACACGGACGGCTCCACGCTAGGCGCCCCCATCGGGGCGTCTGACACGGCCCTGGTAGTCCGTTCCGACCCTGGCCCCCAGTGGACGGCGGATCCGCAGGACGCACCCATCCCCGTCCAGTTTGGTGGGGAGGTCGCCCGTGTGGACGCTGTCGGCCAGCTCCTGTCCGCGAACCCGTGGTTGGACTCCGGCCTGTCTGGCTGGGTCGGCCAGGCGACTGGAGCCGTGGCGCTGGACACGAACGTGGTTCACCCGCAGGGCGGCGCGTCTGCCCGCGTGACGCCGACTGGTACGGGAGGGTCCAACTCCTTCGCCATGTCGACTCGCGCCCCCGGCACGGCTGGGCTGTCATACACGGGCTGCTACTGGGTGTACTCCCCTGCGGGTTGGGTGGACTTCCGCGTCTCCTTCGACTGGTACAACGCGTCTGGGACGCTCATCTCCACCACGTCACAGCCTGCCCAGTCTGTCCCGGCGGGCCAGTGGACGTTCCTGACGTTCACGGCTACGGCCCCAGCGCTGACGACCAGCATCGTGGCCCGCGTGCGCCAGGGAACTACGCCCCCAGCTTCGTCGGTCTACCACGTGTGGGGCCTGCGCCTCCTGGGGCCTGGCTCCGGCGCCGCCCTGTCCGACACGTTCAGCCGTACCAATAGTGGCGGCTGGGGGTCGGCTGACACGGGCCAGACCTGGTCCACCACGGGTGGCGCGGCGGCTGACTACGCCGTGAACGGCACCGTGGGCCAGCACGTCATGAACACCCGGAACATCCTGCGCTACACGTACACGCCTGCCTCTTCGGCTGACGTGGATGTCCGTACGGACTGGGCCATGGACAAGACGGCGGTGACTGACTCGAACTACGTGTTCCTGATGGCCCGCTACACGGACACCACACACCTGTACTTCGCACGCGTCCAGGTGTCTGGTACCGGCCAGGCCATGACGTTGACGATCCGCAAGCGCAACGGCGCGGAGGTCCAGGTGGGCGGTTCGGTCGGCCTGGGCACGTACACGCCGGGCACGTTCTACACGCTGCGTCTCCAGGTGACTGGGTCGACGCTTCAGGCGAAGTGCTGGCAGCGCGGCACGCTGGAGCCTGACGCCTGGCAGATCACCACAACTGACACTGACCTGACCGCAGTTGGGTCGGTCGGTTGCCGGTCGCTGGTGGGTTCGACGTCCACGCAGACGCTGCCTGTGACGGCCAGCTTCGACAACTTCCAGATCTTGGACGCCCAGACGTTCACGGTGACTCGTTCCGTGAATGGCGTCGTCAAGCCTCACGCGGCGGGGACCCCGGTCAGCCTGGCGTTCCCCGCTGTCGCTTCCCTCTGAAAGGGGACTCCTCTTGTCCACACCCGTCCAGCAATGGCTCCCGGGAATGAACATCACTGCGACGCGCCTGGAGGCGATGAACCAGCGGGCGTTCTTCATGGTGACGAACTACGGCGCCGACAGCTCCGGCACGGTGGACGCCGCCCCGTCCATTCAGCTCGCGCTCAATGACGCGCGTGACCGTGGGGGCGCCCAGGTCCTGGTCCCTCCGGGGGTCTACCTCCTGGGCGCCACGCTGCGGATCTACACGAACACCCGCCTGACCCTGATGGCTGGCGCGGAGTTCCGGCGCAACCACGGCGGCACCATGCTCCTGAACGGTGACGCTGGCCAGTCGTTCGGCGGATACACGGGTAACTCCCGCATCACGATCGAGGGCGGTCTGTGGAACATGCGCGGGACGACCCCGGGCATGACCTCCAGCGCCATGTGTATGTCCATCGGCCACGCCACGGACATCACGATCCAGGACCTGGAGATCCGGGACCTTCCCGGGTACCACGGCATTGAGCTGAACTCCACGTCCCACGGCACGATCCAGAACTGTAAGTTCCGTGGCTACGTCGACCCGGGCGCGCGTGACTTCAGCGAGGCGATCCAAATCGACCTGGCGAAGTCCGTGGGGGTCTTCGGCGGCTTCGGCCCGTACGACCACACCCCGTGTGAGGACATCCTGGTGACCGGGTGCCACTTCGGCGCGTCCGGCACCGCTGGGACCACGTCCTGGCCGCGTGGCGTCGGGTCGCACTCGGCGACGATCGGCCGCTGGCACCGCCGGATTCGGATCTCTGACAACTCCTTTGAGGGCCTCCTCCAGTACGCCGTCAGTGCCTACAACTACGAGGACCTGACGATCACCGGTAACACCTTCGTGGGGTGTGGTTCCGGCGTGCGCGTGCGTGCGGTCATCCTGTCCGACGCGGAGGACACGAAGGACGTCAACGGCAACCCCACCGGCGCGTCCCAGAACATGCGGAACATCGCCATCACCGGCAACTCCTTCCGCGACATGGGCACCTACGCCGACGTGATCGAAGTCCGGGGCGAGACGTCGGGGACGGTGTTCAACCTGACCGTCTCCGGCAACGTCCTGGACACGTCCGGCGCGTCGGCCAACGGCGTCAGCCTGAACTACGTGGAGCGCGCCTCCGTCACGGGTAACACCATCGCGAACATCGGCAACACCGCCGTCTCCATGGGCAACAGTTCCGCCCGCCTGGTCGTGTCGGACAACCAGATCACCTGGGGCCACGGCTACGGCATCACCGCTGTCGGCGTCACGAACACCACGATCGCGAACAACCAGATCCACTTCCCCGGCTTCGGCGGGATCCTGGTGGACTCCAGCGCGAGTGACGTCCAGCTCCTGGGCAACTTCATCAAGGGCCCGTCCAGGGACACGATCGCGACCAACTACCACGGGATCAACGTCACGGGTAACTCCTCCTCCGTGGAGGTCATCGGCAACAAGTGCCGCCCGTACGGCTCCGGGAACGAAGCGCAGTACGGCTTCAGGGCCGGATCTGGCGTGACCCTCCTCCGCCGCTACGGCAACGACTTCCGTGGGTCGACCTGGCGCAGTGCTGCCAGCGCTGGCGTGTTCATCACTGCGGGTGTGACCGAGGACAACGGCACCGCAGACCTGGGCTGACCCTCTCCCC